TTAGCAAATTCATCTGTCATTGGTGGTGCAACTACAACTGGGTATGCACCTAAAATTGCACATTCAAACGGAGGCATGCCGGTCCACGAACCCAACATTACAGAAGCTTGCATTTGTTTATAAATACGCTCCCAACCCCATAATGCACCTGAAAAAACAAGAGTTACATTCGGATTAGTAATTTCCTTTTTTATAAAATCTTTAAGAGGTCCATCACCAACTATATTCCATATAACTTTAGTTTTTATTCTGTTCATAACTTTACACATTAAGTCATATCTTTTATTCTCAACTAATCGGGAAACAGTAATTATCATATTCGGTATTTTTTTGGGTGTGAACATTTTTTTTGCAATAGATAATCCTCTGTAATCAATAGATGGATAACGAGCTAATACATTAGCTAAATCTGTTTGTAGAAATTTCTCGTGATACGGGATAAATGTTCTACAACTTATAGTTTTTAATTCTGCTTCTAACCATGCCTTTCCAATTTTTTTATAGTTAGAAATAAGTTGCTCATTATTTAATTCTTTACTGTCTTTAGATATTCCATAATCTTTTGGATTAACTGGGAGGATTCTCCATGGAGGAAGCCATTCAATATGAGCATAATGGGGTATACCCAGTACTTTGGATATAGCATCTCCTAAAATAGTTGCAGACTCATACGGAGAAAATACAAAGTCATATTTGTCTGTGGGTAGATATGATAAATTATCAGTCCAAAAGATAGTATGCCCTAAATTTTCCAATTCTCTAACAACTGCATCAGAAGGTGTTGAAACAAAGTTATACCCTGCCATTCTCGCATATATAATTCTCATATATTTCCTTTTTCTACTCTTGTTACATGAAGATAATTAACAAATGATCCATCGGGTAATTCTAAAAAAGTGGCTGTTCGTTCAGAAAGCTCATTCTCTTTTAAAGAGTGGTATCTAAACTTTTTAAGAAATAGTTCTCTTTCTGATGAAGAATTAAATTCAATTAATTTACGCTTACTACCTTGATGAAAATGACTTGCTGGACCCATATTACCAATATCCTTACCCTCAAGTTCATTTAAATAAATTGTTACTTGAAATTTTTCCGTATTAACCGGCATATTAATCCTCATGTTTATCAATTAGGTCTTGTAACATTTTTTCTCTATGATAAATCATCATAGCATAATTGGCAACATCAATATACTCATTTTTGGTAATAGCTGAAATTAATCTAGTTTTCAAGAAGTCTAAAGACACAATATCAGTATTCCATCCATGTTTTCCACTTTCTTTTGCTTTAATTAATCTTTCAACCATTAATTGAGAAAATGAAAGTACTCCTACAATATCCGCTTGATCATCTGTCATATTAGGTGTAACACGCATAACATTATTATTTCTATCCATTATATTACCTCAAACATTTGATTAAGTATCTTAGTTAATGTATATTTATCCGTATATAATTTATATCCATTATCAGCTATATTTTGAAGTTCTTTTTCCTTTGGAAGATATTCTTGAATCAGCCTCAAACAATCCTCTGGAGTATCATATAAAAGCATATGTTCTTTATCCATGAACATATCCTCTATATTGGGCACTCTCTTATTTAATCCAACAGTTTTAACGGCCATTGGTTGAAAATATCTATCTGAAAAATATAACGGAACATCATTAACAATATTAATATTAAGAACTAATTTCGCACGATTGAGTAGCCGAACAAAGTCTTTGTCAAAAACTCCCGGATGCACATATTTCTTTAAAGACTCCGGCCACTTCCCATCACCATAAATTTCAACTTTCACATCATTCTGTACCAAATATTCTAAGAGTTGAACTCTTTCCTTTGAATGTGGTGTTCCTACAAACAATACGTCTATATCCTTTTTTACTTCGGGCATGGGTTTAAACAAGTACTCATCTGGAGTAATTGGTAAAAACATACAAGGTCTTTGAGTTTGTGAAAAGACTTTAGATAGCAAATTAGGATCTCCGGTAGACCAAAAGGATGCTTTACAAATAGCACTCAGTCTTGCAAACCAAGATTCAACAGTACGGCGATTATCTACATACCAGTTAATAACTTTTGTTTTAGGAGACAGACGTGGTAGAGTAGATAAAATATCAGAAATGATAGATTGACCTCCACAAATAAGAACATAATCATATGAGTTATGAACTATATTGTTAAGCAATTCATACGTCATCTCAATATTACTTTTTAATTTGGCCTCTCGTTGTCTATATTCATAAGTTGTTACCTTCATTTTTAATTCTTTTTCTAACACTCTTCTGATTGAGTTTTCATTTCTAAATGCACCGGGAGAAGTATCTCCAACGAGTAATACGGTTGGCTTAGTTGTTTGAGGAAAGAAAATTTCGTTATAAACCTCGTGTGCGGACATGTACCCTATGCAATCACAATTTCCAAATCGTTCTGTATATTGGCAAGGAGAACATGGAATATTTTTGTGTAGTATAGTAACATTTTTTCCCAACGGTTTATTTTTGCTTATTAGCGTGGGTGCAAATAAAACATACGTCCTAGTTCCCACAGCTGCGGCAATGTGTGCTGGACCAGAATCATTGCCAACAAAAAATTCTGCATTGGATATTAAATATGCCAAATGAGGAATATCTAATGCATTGAAAAATTTCATATCAACATTATCCGGTAATTTAACTCCCTCAAATTCTTCTTCGTCATCCTTTGTTCCAACAAAGTACACTGTGTACTCAGGATACTTATTTTTAAGTATTTCTGCAAGTTCAATGTAGTGCGGCCAACGTTTTGATCTCCAAGGGTCACCCGGAAGTCTTAAAGCAGTATTTGCAAATATGACATACTTACCCTTATTATGTGTGTAATCAAGTATACTCTTAGATACTGCATCATATGCAATTTGGCAATGAGTATCACTCAAATTAGTTGTTGATTCTAAAAATGAAGCAACTGACATATGCTGCATAGTTTCATGAAAAGTTTTTAAAGAAGAAGCAAGAACATATTTAGTATACTGTTTTAATTCTTCACTATATTTTTGTGCTAATTGTTGTCCCCATATTGTAATATAAACTAAATCATAATAATTGTAATCAAATTCAGTTATTACTTTATCTACACATTCCCAACCTTCAATTACTTGGGCGGCTGGTTGTTTACATAGAACTGTTATTTTCAAACCCGGATGGGTGCTTTTCAAGTTTCTTAAGACCGGAGTAAGCATAACCATATTTCCTATGCCCTCTTCCATGAGAATCAAAACAGAACTAATACGAGTATGCTCAATAACAGGATGAAGTGCATCGGTTAAAATAGACACTAAATTTTCGCCGTGTTGTTCTCGCTTTAATCTCTCATCAGGAGTCATAGATAAAAATTGTTCCATAACTGGACCAACCGTACCTTTTATTCTTTCATAAAGTTCAATAGAAAGTGATTTATCTCGTCTCATTTTATTACCTTTTCTTCCGTAATTGTTTTTTAATCAAGTGCCATTTTAAAGCTTTTGTCCATCTAAAATATGAATTGCCTAAATGTAACCCCAATAAAAACTCATCTGATAACCTATTTAATGTTATCAAATCATGGTGATAATAACAAAGTGTTATTAAATTCCACTCTACATTCTTCCCACCCTGAGACTTAGGGATAATATGATGAACTTGTAGGTCTTGCCTTGTACAACCAGGATATCTACATTTATAATTATCTAATTTTAAAATTAGTTCGTGTAATTCCATTATTTATTCTCTATAGTCCATATAACAAAACCATCTTTTCCGGGAATTGGATCAAATTCCGGACACTCAAAAATTGGTGTGGTCAAATCATGTGCAACACACATTTTATAAACATCATTTGCTATAGAGCAATTTTCATCCCTTTTGTCTGGTTTAAACTTTGAACATTGAAAACATAAACAATATTTTCTATGTTTTCCTTTTAATCCATAAGTGGAAAACACTGTTTTTCCATGATGTTCAAATTTTGCATAATGTTTAACCATATAAATCCCCTGTTATTTTAAATTTTTCTTTCATGTATCTTTTTGAAAAGAATTCATTAGTTTTTAACTTATTTATTAAATTACTTGTTTGGATTATTAGTAATTCTTCCCAATTTTCTTTATGCATATTTTTAAATATAAGAAACCATTCGTAATCTTTTAATGTATCTAAGTTAACTTCTGATTGATGGGTTTCTCCTATTTCAATTTCTGGTTTATCTTCTCTTACTACTTTAACGCATATACCATTTCTATCAACAAATTCTTTTTCATTACGATATCGCACATCTGAAATAACAATAACATCATCATATCTGAAACCATCACATTTTCTGAGTAAAAGTTGAATCCAGATGGAATCTCCAGATTCTTTTTTATTATATGTTACACTAAGCAACAATGGATATTCTTCTTTAATTAAAGAATGAATTCCTTCTAATATAATTTTAACTAATTTCTTTCTTGATTTTAATTCTTTTTGAAGTAATCCAAACTCACTCATTGCAATTTCTTCTACCCATGTAGGATATCCGGATATTCCAAGAGCGTCTCCGTTATTGAGATAATCTTCATTTGGAACTAGTTCATTAGTTATATGGTTAGTACTCTTAATTAAAAAAGTATTATTTGTTAAAAGTTGTCTTACTCCATTTCCTATTCCTTGGAGAATTAATCTACTCTCTTTTGTTTTTGTTTCATAACAAGCTTCTTTAGTCAAACCAAAATACTTTATTCCATACTCTTTTACTGCATCCGCGAAAGACATGTGTATACAACCATATGAGTAACATAAAATTTTAGCAATCTCATCTTTTCCTGATTTAGACTTTCCATGTATTCCAATTATTTTCATTGTCCAATTGTCCTATAGCTAAATGACTTTATTATTGGATTTATTTTTTTACGCATTTTACGTAAGTAATGTTCATAATCTACAAAGGTTGTAGAGGCAGAGTCAACAAAGAGTGTATCCCAAGTTTTATTAATAACTTCTGTAGGCACATTTCTTTTTATTTTTAAAACTAAAAGAAAATCCTCTGGTCCAATTTCAATTCCAGATGCTCTAAACCTGTTTAAAACTTTTTTGTTACTATATGGTTGATTATGTAATACTAAAATGTTCATCCTGACTCCCCATCATATTCGGGCAAGTTTCCACGCATTCCAGTTGCATCATTCATTGTTGCCACCTGTACTTTTAATAGACTTTGACAAGTAATGATTCTTTTTTCTAATTTATCAACTATCTGACCAAGCATATAAACTAATCTTGATTGAAAGATAGTTTTTGTTTGTGTGTATAATTTTCTATCCGGGTCAGAATATTCCTTTTGTTTAGGGCAATAAAACAACATTTCATATATTTGATGAAATACACGAGCATCAGTTAATAACTGACTTCCTGTAAATATTAAAGACATACAAGTCACTAATTGTTCTTGTAATGAATCAATATCTGAATCAAAAGAAGTAGACAATCTTGATGTAACACCATCAATATAAGCATTTGTTGATATATTAAATTTTGCAAATGCTTTTTCTATTTCTGGAGATTTCTGTCGAAAATATTCTTGTATTTTAAGTAGTGATTCAGTTTCTACTTTAAGTTCTAAATCAACATTATGAAAATTATATAGCATTTCATCCTCTTCCTGAGTACAGAAGGTACAACAATTTAAACCTCAAAAAGTTCCCAAATTCCTAAAACATTTTTAATTTTTTATAATGCACTGCCGTGCAATAAGTTTCAATTGTCCGATATGCTCAACTTATTGCTTTGCAATCAGTTAATTTTTAAAAAATTGTTAACTCATTGGTAGATAAGTACTTAAAGGAAAAATCTAAAATACCTTGAATATGGATAATCGCATCCATATATCCATTAATTGTAACTTGTTGTCTCACAAGAAGTTAACTTTTTAAAAGATGTTAACTTGTTGATATACAAGTACTTAGAGGAACACCTAAAATGGCCAAAAACGCCCTAAAATGACCCAAAAACACCCGAAAAAGGGCCAAAAAAGTGGTTTGGAGCCAAACATTATCAAACTAAATTTTTAAGATGTTGTCCCACAACAAGTTGCAATTTTTGTATATACTAATACATAGATAGTATAAGACTATAGTTAGGAAAATACTATAGTTAATACTAGCTATAGTTGATTATTTAACTATAGCTAGTACTAACTATGGTAATTGTCGTGATTAAATTTTTTTCAAAAGATATAGCACTTACTGAATATAGATGATATCTTATATTAGTAATTTATATATTAATAAATTAATATATATATTTTTATAAATATTAAAATAGATATCGCCCAGGAAATAGTTAAAATTTACATTGGTTTTGCGAATCTACAAAAGCATGTTGGGGAAGGATTTCTATTACTTTATTTATTATCAACAATAGTAGTACAAAATATGAAAAATTAGACGATATATACATAAATAGGAGACGGTTTATGCCAATAAATGGGAAAAATGATGGGAAATTTTCTATTCCGACGCCAGAAACAATAAAATATGCAAAAGTTATTAAAGACTACTATACTTTTGTTGTAGGTCTAGATGAAAATTCAGCGATTGAGAGGGCTAAGGTTGCATTAGAGAATATCATAAACGGTTTTGATTTTGATGGGAATATAATAACTTTTACTTCAGATTTTTTTGATGACAGATTAGAGTTTTTAACTAAAGGATATTATGTTGCTATACAATCAACAAAAGGAAGGTATAAATGTGGTCCTAAAAAATCTGGAAGTTATTCTAAAAAGAAAAAAATGGATGCAACATCCAATGATGATTCAATTGCTATAGAAAAATTATTGGTTGATGAAGACTATAATGAAATTGAAAAAATTAAACAAAACTTATTGTTAGCTTATCCATCATTGGGTCGGAAAGATTTAGATAATTCTATAACCAACTATTGTAAACTTTCTGTTTTAATAAAAAAATTAGTTGATGGAAATGCTGTTGCACATAACATAGCTCTTAAAAATTTGATGGACACCTATATTAAATTAGGAAACCATTTGGGAATAGATGAAGGTGACAAATCAAGAGTAAAAGACCAAGAAGATAGACAAAGTATCGCGGCTCTCTCTATTAGGTTTCAACAGAGTCTTACTGAGATGCCAGAATTAATAAAACGAATGCGATATAAAGAAATTAGAATATTATTAAGTAAATATGATAGACAAGAAATTTCGAAAGAATTATTTGCACATTATTCTTATGCAGGAATGCCAGTAGAAGAAGCTAGAGAATTTGTAAGGCAGATGGAACCCATATATGATCCCATTGAATAAAACACAATTTACAATTAACGAGACAGTTGATAGATTGTTTCCTATCTATTTTTATCGTAAGCATCTCGATATAGCGGCTAAAGATATACTAGGACTTAATTTATCTCCACACCATTCTATGGTCTTACGTGATTGGGGACTTGGTAAACCAATTAATTTATTATTTGCTTCTCGCGGTATGGGTAAAACAATCTTATTAGCTATTTTGTATGTTCTTCGTGCTTTGTTATATCCAAATTTAAAACAAGTAGCTGCAGCGGGACAGGGATACAGAGGTAGCAAAATTGTTTTATATGAATGTGAAAAAATTATTAAATGCCACTTAGGTGGACAAGAAAATGTGCAGTTTGCATTAAACTGTGTAGAAAATTCTAAAAAGATTATTTTGAAAGACCCATCATATTGGTCTATAAATTTTACTAACGGATCATCTATACTTGGTATTCCATTAGCGGCCTCTACCGATGGTGATTCAATTCGTGGTATCAGATGTCATACTTTAGGACAAGATGAAGCATTCTTAATTTCTTCAAATTTATACCAAGCTGTTCTTGACCCTATGATGAACGTGTTGTATGATCCGAGTCTTCCAGAAGATAAACAACCTATTAAAAATATGTCTATTGCTATTTCAACTTGTGATTATACGTATAGAGATTTTTATATGCAATATGCATATTATAAATCATTACTTGAAAGTGTAAACAAAGAAGAGTTAATTCCACTTCCAGATGAAGTTGTTGACAAAACATTATCTGCTAATGATGTGTCTGTATATGAATTTAATTTAGAGGACACTTTTTATAGAACATCTGATAATCGTCGAATAATGACATGGGGTATAAACTATGAAAGAATTTTACAGAAATTAAATATACCTACTACAGATGTTTCATTATGGAATTCTGAAAATAAAAATATTCCACTTAACTTACAAGGTGGTTATTTTCCTTATGACTGTATTGTAAAAGGACAAGAGATATCTTTTGACAGGGAAGATGATTTATTTTTAGAACCATTGGAAAGTTGTTCAGCTTACTGTGTACTTGGTGTCGATACAGCTCCTTCAGGGGATAACACGGCATTTGTTGTGATAAAAGTTGGGGCGTTGAATAGCAAAGAACGAGATACTTCAAAATGTATGACTGCTAACCTTGGTGAACCATGTATATTTTATGAAACTGGAAAACCCTGCAAATTACGTAATTATGTAACCGTAATATATGCTTTTGAAAAAAATAAAATGAGTCAACAAGAACGTGTTAAATTAATTTATAATTTAATGGAAAGATTTAATATTGTTTCTGTTGCGATGGACTCAAGAGGTGGTGGCCATGAATTATCTGATTTACTTGCTGACGGAGATTATCTAATAAGTTTAGGAATAAACAAACGTCCAATTTATGATCCAGCATATAAAACGGAAGTAAGAAAAGGTTTACAAATTTTAAAGTTATATGCAACTACCCAAGAACAAAATATGTTATTTAATGGATATATGCGAGGAATAATAGAAAACATGTCTCTTATCTTTCCCCGCCCCTTAAGATATCATCATGAAAATATGACTATTTTTGAATCTGCTGGACATATAGAAACGTTAGTAAGTCAATTAGTAAGAGTAAAAGCAATACCAGCAGGTAAAGGTGCAAAATTTGATATTGAATCTGTTGATCCTCGAACAGGTAAAAGAATGTCTGGTAAAAAAGATTTGTACTCAGCATTATTATATGCAACTGGCCGAATGAGAGAGTTAATAGATGAAGATTTGTTAAATGTAGATTATAGTACATTACTTGAACAAGTAAAACCAATTTCTCTTCGTATATCATAAGGAATATGTAGATGTCTAAAAAAAGTAAATTACAAAAAACTGTTGTAGTACCAAAGACAAAAAAGCAAAATGAAATAGAGAAATGTCTTGGTATGAATAGACAATTAGAAGTTGGTGTTCATAATTATTCTCTGACTACTAATAGAACCTCTACAACTGTTTTAACTGATATTGTAGATTATCAAGATACAACCCTTGATGATAGGGCCAAAGTAGTAGTGTTGGCACGAAAGTTGCGATCAGTTGAAGGAATATGTTCAACCGTCGCTGATCTACTTTGTGATTTTGGTATCACTAAAGGATACTTTGATTCAGATAATGATGAATTGAAAAAGTTATTAAATGACTGGGCAAACTCTGTAAATGGACCTATGAATAATACAAAAGTAAAAGGTTTTGTATTTCCTGTTGCAGGATTAACTCCTTTTTCAAAACGTATCTTTGATGACTATATAACTGATGGAGATGCAGTTTTTACTGTCTTTTGGCAGAAGGGTATAAAATTAAATCTAAATGATTCTCAAACATATATGTTACCTGTTTCTTTAAAGGCAATAGATACACTCAATCTTAGTATTAATGCGGATTTGGCCCAAATGGGTGTTGAATTAATAGAATTGACTTTGAATGACAACTTAGTAAAACTACTTAAGAGTCCTGTCAACGATGCAGGTAAATATTTAGTAAAATTAATACCAAAAGAATGGATGAAATTTATAAATAATAGACAACCTATTGTACTTGATCCAAATGTTACTTATCATATTAAGCGTAATGGAAAAGATTATAAACCTTGGGGTGTCTCCTTATTTGTAAAAGCGTTCGGTGCAGTTGCCACAAAAAGAAAATTGCAGGCTGTAGATAATGCAACTATAGATGGTTTAATCAATAGAATAACAATATTTAAATTAGGATTACCAAATAAAGATTTGAATCCAGCTTACCATGTTGTTTCACAATCAAGAGTTAATTCTTTAGTTGATATGTTAAACAGTTTAAAAAGGACCAACTCATTTGTGTGGCCGGGTCCCGATCTTGAAGTTGAGGATGTTGGTCCCGATGGAAAAATTTTAGAGTTTGATGGAAAGTATAAACAAGCAGATATAGATATTCTTAGAGCCTTGCATGTTCCACCTCTATTGATTGATGGAACTTCAACTGCTACAGCACAAAGTTGGATTACATTTTTAAGTACTGATGTTGGTTTAAATGCAATTAGATATGAACTTGAACAAATATATACTCAATTAGCCATGGATATTGCTATAGCAAATAATATAAAATTTGAGACTGTTTCTTATAAATTTGAAACCTTACCATTAAAAGATGAACAACAAGTTCGTAATTTTGCTTTAAAAGTATATGAACTTGGCGGATTATCTGTAGAGACTTTTGTTAAATCTATGGGTTATGATTATGATGTAGAAAAGAGAAGAAAAGAAAAAGAAGAATCTGATGGAACAAAAGAATTATTTGTGAATACTAATGTACCCGGATATACAGGAGTTCCTGGTCCAACAACTCCAACTAATCCAGATGGTGGTGATGGCCGTCCTCCGGGTTCTAAAACAGTGACAAAAACTAAAACTGAAAAGAAACCTGCTGCAGCATCAGGTATTAATCCATATGATTCCGTGACATTATATTTTTCTGTTTACAATAAAATATTCGAAAAAATGTCAACAGATATCACAAATTATCTTAATCTGAATGATGATTTAGAGTTTGCTTCTTTTATGTTAAAATCAAAGTTCACTGAATTTGAACAATTAGTCAATTCTCAATTAAAAACAACTTATTTGGAAGTTACAGGTGGAAATATAACAAAAGATTTAGATATACTTTTATCATGGAATAAAAAAGTAATAACTAAATTTTTTGATGAATTAAATGATTCCTTAAAAGAAGGAAAAGAATTATTTTTGAATAGATTAGATAAAAGTGGATATAGGATATTCTCTTACGCCCAAGAGAGTTATAAAAAAGCAAGATGGGTTGGATTAATATCTTTGGCTAGACTCTCAGGTAAAACTAAAGGAATATGGAAATGTAAAAATACAGAGGAATCAAACACTCTCTGTGTAACAAATCATGAACAAAAATTTGATTTAGACTACTTAGTTGAAAATTTTCCAGGGCATCCAAATTGTTCATGTAAATTGGAGTTTGAGTAATATGCCAGACAGAAAAGAATTGCTTATAGCCTTAGAAAAATCAATAGTAGCAGATATCCCAGAAGTTGTGGGACAATATGAAGCACATGTAGGTACATGGAAAATGTATTTATTGAATAATTCTAAAACAGTTAAACAATGTCAAATTTTTGAGTGTGTAAGTAATAACAGCATAGAAAATGGTATTATGCCTTTGCATTACCATGAAGAATCTCAAGAAGTTTTTTATCAACTTGTGGGAAACACAACTTTTAGTGATGGTATAATAATAAATCCGGGAGAAGTTAGGATACTAAAACCAAAACAAGTACATTCATGTATTTTAAGTCCTGATGGAGTTTGTATAGTTATTGTCCATCCTCCAATACCCTCTTTATTGAAAGATATAAATAATGGAACATAAAGAGTATATTCAATTGACATCTGAAGAGTACAAAAGGTTCCTAGAGGTATGTAACAAAATAAGTAATCTTGAACATGATATAAGTATATTATCTCCTACTGAATATATAGCTTTTAGAGCACGAGTACTACAAATATTAAAAGTTCAGGATGAGGATATTTCTACTTTAGAATCAGCCAATAAAGAACGTACCAATGAAGAACAAGATTATAGAAAAGGTGTAGCAAAACAACTTCAACTTAATTCTGAGAAAGTTGTGGAACTCCAAACAAAAGTTTTAATATACTCAACTATATTGGCTGCCGTTATTTCTATCGTTCTTAATTTTTTAATTAGTAAGGCATAAAATGAAGATATACAAAACAGCCTTATGTTTAATATTAATTTTATTATGTGTTGGAAATATACAATCTTCAAATTTATTGAATTTGAATAAACCACATTGGGATTGGTCTGATAGTTCTTCTCACGGTCCAGATTCAGTGTTATTTGCTGATAGTGCTAAATATGCAGATTTTAGTACTGAAATAGATACTAATAATATTACATTTACTCAATATGTATCTGTGCATTTTGCCCCATATTTGCATGGTCATCCGGGTGTATATGAGCCAGCAAATGCTAATTTAGTGATGGATGATATTTTAGGGGATAGTCTTAACAAGTATTGGGATACAACTACTGTTAAGACTAAATTTGAGTTGGCAGGTGCTGTTTGGAACTGGGCTGATAGTTCAGCATTTGGTCCAGATTCGGTAACATATGCTAAACATGCTGATTCTGCGACGAAGATAGATACTACCAATGGTGCGTTTACAACATATGTTGCTGGTCATGGTGGTTCTGGTACTCCCGATTCTACATTTAATGTCACTTATTCCAATATGTTATCATCTATTGCTAATGGCGATACACTATGGTTTGTAACACTTGATGGTACCGGTGACACTTGTTCGAAGATCGGACTATACAATAATACATTCATAACTAATGCAGAATCATCTACAGTTGCTGGTAGTTATGTTCAACTTGGTAGTTTAACTAATGGTTATAAAGGATGGTTCCGGTATAACAATGGAACATCCAAACTTCAATATTCTAATGATAGTGGTAGCACTTGGACGGACATAGGTTCAGGAACCGGCTCGTCATGGAACTGGGCTGATAGTTCAGCATTTGGTCCAGATTCGGTAACATATGCTAAACATGCTGATTCTGCGACGAAGATAGATACTACCAATGGTGCGTTTACTGGCTATTTTGGCAAGTATTGGGATACAACTACTGTTAAGACTAAATTTGAGTTGGCAGGTGCTGTTTGGAACTGGGCTGATAGTTCAGCATTTGGTCCAGATTCGGTAACATATGCTAAACATGCTGATTCTGCGACGAAGATAGATACTACCAATGGTGCGTTTACAACATATGTTGCTGGTCATGGTGGTTCTGGTACTCCCGATTCTACATTTAATGTCACTTATTCCAATATGTTATCATCTATTGCTAATGGCGATACACTATGGTTTGTAACACTTGATGGTACCGGTGACACTTGTTCGAAGATCGGACTATACAATAATACATTCATAACTAATGCAGAATCATCTACAGTTGCT